GACGTATGCCAAGGTGGGTCAGCCGGTGCGCGTAAATGTGCCGTTCAATCAGGCATTCAAATATAACTATCTGCGTGCTGCTAACCCGGCACAGCCAATTGTCGGTGATATGCCGCGATCCTTTTATTATTTCATTACCGATGTGCGGTATGTGGCACCGAATACCACGGAAATGCAAATTCAACTGGATGTGTGGCAGACATTCGGTTATGGGGTGACATTCGGGAATTGCTTTATTGAGCGCGGTCATATTGGTATTGCCAACGAAAATCAGTTTTCCGATAATGGGCGAACCTATCTCACCGTTCCTGAGGGTTTGGATATTGGCGGGGAATACCAAATCATTACCCAGTACAAGCACACAATAGCCAGTGCGCGGGACGAAAATTATTCGATCCTTGTAACCTCCACTGTTGCCCTCAATGAAGACCCTGGAACCATTGAGAATCCGCAATTGCATTCCGCCAAAGGTTCCCAATTGGAAAACCTGCCCAACGGCGCGGAAATGTACATCTTCTCGAACCTGGATCATTTCAAGCAGTTTATGGAAGCATTCTCCGACCGTCCCTGGATCACCCAGGGGATTGTGTCCATTACCGCTATCCCCAAAATGTCGGAGTACGGCATACAAGCCGTCTCGACAATGATTGAGGGCGTGTCAGTGTGGGAAATCGACCCTGGACAGTTGCGCCGCAACAAAGTTCCCATGCGGAACAATTGGCGGAATGAGTTGCCGATGGGTGACGGCAACCGCTACGGCTTGCTGCAAAAATTCAAGGTGTTTCCTTATACGGTGTTGGAAATGACGAGCTATACCGGGACACCGCTCGTGCTGAAACCTGAGAATTGGGCCGACTCCCACGCAACGGTCATGGAGGTTCCGCATTTCGCGTCGTCCGGTGCGAGGATCATGTTTTACCCGTACCGGTACAATGCGGCGAACCCTGGAGCCGATCCCGACATTGACGGCACCTATGGGACGATCAATGACGGCGGGGAATTCTATGACATGGCTACCGGGATTTTCAATTTCCCCACGTTTAGCCTTGTCAACAACGGGTACATCCAATACGCTGCGGCGAACACCCACGGCATAGCTTTCCAGCATGCCAGCGCCGAATGGTCACAGCAACGAGCCTTGACCGGTAATCAAATGTCCTACGATCAGGCAACCTCAGGGATGGAACTGTCCGAACAGTTGAACCGTCTAGGAATCAACGCTGCTACGCAAAACACGTCCCTTGCCAACGAAACGGCGTCCTGGAGGGCATTGCAGGGTTCCATCAACGGGGGCATTTCCGGTGCTGCCGGGGGTGCCAAGGGTGGGCCGGTTGGCGCGGCAACCGGGGCATTGATGGGGGTAGCCAATCAGGTAGCGTCATGGGCGATTGAGGTCAACCAAAACAACCAATCGCTAGGCATTGCCAACAATCTTTCTAGTTCCTCGAACCGGGCCACGGTTGAGCAACAGGGATACGTTCGGGACACGAATAAGAATTACGCGGATTACGCGGCACGCGGCGATTATCAAAACCAAATCGCCGCGATCAATGCCAAGGTACAGGACGCTAGGCTGATCCAACCCACCACGGCGGGGCAGGTGGGAGGGGACGCATTTAACCTTGCAACCTACAAATGGGGATATGACATTAAAGTCAAAATGTTGAACGCCGGGGCAATGCGGACCATCGGGGAATATTGGCTGCGGTACGGGTACCAAATAAACATGTTCGGCACCATGCCAGCATCCCTCATGGTCATGACCAAATTCACCTACTGGAAACTACGGGAAACCTACATCACAGCCGCGCAATGCCCCGAAACATTCAAACAAGCAATACGGGGAATCTTTGAAAAAGGCGTCACAGTCTGGAACAACCCCGCCGACATAGGAAACATCGACATAGCAGACAACGCAATCGTGGCAGGAATCCAGTTATGAGCCGGAAGAAAAACGACCTTGTTTTTACTCAGTATTATGAGCCTCATTTGAATGGTGGGCAGCGGAACAACCCGGTCAACAATCAGCAGGTACTTACGGAGCGTATGTATTTGCGGGTGTTGACGGAGTTGTGTGCTAACCGTTTCAAGTGGGTTGGTTTGCCGGATACGGTGGATGAGCGTTTCCTGGAATTGACGTTGTTTTATCACGGCTTGGCGGTGTTTTATTGGGATAAGGACATTGACCGGTATTTGACGCTGAGGGCATCCGGTGCGGGACGCACCAACATGTACGATAACCCTACGAGTTTCACGGTGACCGGTGGGGCAATGATCAATAAAACACTCGGACCAAAGAACTGTGTTCCTATTTGGAGCAACTATCTGCGGACACCTGATTTGGATATTGTGTTGCTATATTCCAAGAAACTTGCCGACATTGACCGCACGATAGAGATTTGTGCGCGGAACATGCGGCAAACAAAGGTTATCCGCACGACTGAGGATCAGCGTCAATCGTGGGTGAACCTTGTTCGGCAAATGATGGAAGGGCAGGAGGTTGTTTTCGGTACACGGCAATTGAACATGGAAGATATTGACGTGATGGACCTTGCCCCACACCCTGAAATGCTGCCGAATCTGCAAATCGCCAAAGTGAAAATGTGGAATGAATGCATGACCCTGCTTGGCATCAATAATGCCAATCAGGAAAAACGCGAAAGGCTCGTTGCCGATGAAGTGTCAGCGAACGATCAGCAAATAGCCGCAACGCGCGCAATCAACATGAACGCCCGACTCCAGGCATGCGAACAAATCAACCGCATGTACAAACTGTTGAATGTCTCGGTGCGGTTCAACCTGGATACACCTGAAACACCCCAGTTGGCGATTCCCTACTTAGAGGGAGTATGAAATGGCAACGTTCACTATCACCCTGAAAGACGCGTTAGAGATTGACCCCGAATTGCTGGATGCCGAATATCCGATATGGAAAGAGGAATACCGGGAAACCCTGGATCAGACAATCAAGGATTGGTTTTGGAACAGGGAAATCGGGCAGGAAACCATCGAACTGTTCAAACTCGCCTACCGGCGAAAAATGAACCTCATCATGCCCCTGTACAATCAGCACTACGTTTTGTCTGATATTGACCTCAACCCCTTGGAAACCATCAACATTCGGAACCTTTCCACAAGTGAAGGGGAAACAACCGGTGAAGGTAATTCCACCAACGAGTCAAACAGCGGTGCGAAATCCAGGGTGGTTGCATCGGATTTCCCGCAAACACGGTTGGCCGGTGACGGGGATTATGCCTCAAGCGCTCAGGATTCGGTATCCGATGCACTCGCGGCTAGTACAACGACGGAAACGAATTCCGGCACGCAAAACGGCACAGTAGATTCCACAACCTCAGGTTTCCAGGGTCATTCGGCGGTGTTGATAGCTCAATATCGTCAAACGTTGGTGAACATCGATATGATGATCCTTGAAGAACTGGAATCGCTGTTTATGCTGATATGGTCAAACGGGGACGAATTCACTGAAAGGCAAGGCTACGGTTATGGCTATTACGGATTTCCCTTTTAGGATTGGCCCGATAAACAACATCACCCCGTTTACCTACCGGGACGGGGTAACCTATCTGGAAATCCTGTATTTGCTGCGTGATTACATCAACGATACGTTGCGTCCCGAATTCGATGGGGAAATGGAACGCATCATTGAGGAATTCAACGCCGGTATCGAAAACGCCGAAAACACCATTACCGAATACAAGACAACCATCGATGCCTCAATAGAGGCGTTTGAAACCGGCACCAACGCGGCCATTGCAGCATTTCAGGCAAGCGTCAACGCCGCGATCGCGGCGCACGAAACCGCAGTTGATACCCGCATGGACACCGCTGAGGCTGATATCAACACAGCTAAAACCGGGTGGCAAACCCTGTTCAATCAGTTCATGGCCGATGTTGAAGCGGAACTTGCCGCGCTCAATGACGCCGCCGTTGCCGGTCTTGTCGGAAACGGTGGCACAGCGACAGGTGTTGCCCTTGACGCCCGGTTTGCCTTGCAGGTGCACGAATCCCTAAATATTCTCAATGAAGGGGCAATCGGGGATGGTATTACGGATGATACGGCGGCTATCAATGCCGCGTTGCTGAAATGGGCAACTGCCCGGGCAAATCGTCCCGGTGATCTAGTGTTTCCAGGTGGCAAGAAATACAAAGTCACAGCCGGACTCAGCATTGCCCCAACGGATCATATTGTTTTTGGCCGCATTTCCGGTCATGGTTCGGAGATTGAATTTCCTGTAGGAACCGATTACGGGTTGACTGTAAACGGTGCCACCCATGACAAAACTATCAAAGGACTCAAACTTGATGGACTCACCTTTCTAAATGCCGGTCTGCGTTTGAAAAGTTCTTCCAGTAGTGTTGCTGTCTATAACGTAGTTGTTTCCAACCAAATGTGCGATCAGGTTGGAAACGGTCATGGCATTTGGATTGATGGTGCCTTTGAATGTCAACTCTATTCCCCCGTTGTCACCATGACCTCAACAAATACGGTGTACAACGGCATCTTCACTGAGGCATCCACCGGGGACACTTCAAGCCTTGAAATTTACTCCCCCACTACACGGCATGGACAATACGGGATTTATTCCAATCTTGCCGATTGCAAAATTTTTGGTGGCACCGGTCTTTCAGCCAAAAAAGAGGCATTGTATATGAACAATGCTGAGGGGTCCATTATCGCCGGTTACCATGCAGAAAATAACTGGGAATCTGCGGTAGGGCAGGTTTCCGGCAACGCTGGTGTGCGGGTTATTGGTTCGGCTGCTATTTCCGGTGTTTTGGGCACCGCCAACAACGGTAAGCAGGCGCACGCTGTGCGGGTGTTTGCCTCACCCAATGTCAGCATTGTTTCCGGTATCGCCTATAACGCTTTGACTTATGCTTACCTGGACGGCGCAAACAACTCGTCAATTTCATTGATTGGTGTCCCCTCCTACACCGCTTCCGCTCAATACGATGTTTCATCCGGC